CCAACAATGTTGTTGTTAATGTGGACGCATCAGGTTCAGATGTTCAAGGTGATGATGCAGCAGCTAAAGAACTTGGATCATTAATATCCATTGCTGTTCAAGGAGAACTCCTTAGACAACAAAGACCTGGAGGTTTACTTTCAAGATAATGGCTACTTTTCCTAGTTACAATCCAAGTTATTCCGCTACAAAACGTAGTGCTCCTGTTCAACGTATTACTCAGTTTGGAGATGGCTATCAGCAGAGAACAAGCTTTGGATTAAATCAAGATCCAAAAGTTTGGAATTTAACTTTTAATGTAGATAATGTCGATGCTGAGGAAATTGAAACATTTTTAGAGGCAAGAAGTAAAGTTGGTGAATCCTTTTCATGGCAAGCACCTGATGAATCCTCTGCTCTTAAATGGATTTGTAGAAGTTTCAATAAAGAAGTTTTTTCTTTTGACCGTAATCGTATTACAGCTACATTTGAACAAGTATTTGAACCCTAATGGCAGTACCCGTTTCTGAACTACAAGGAATAAATCCTGGTGCAATTATTGAATTATTTACTTTGACACTTGATGCTGCTTTGCATGGTGATACAACTGTCTATCGTTTTCATAATGGTTCTAATATGAACGCAAATGGAAATATCGTATGGGCTGGTAATAGTTATGAAAAGTTTCCTATTCAATGCGAAGGTTTTCAATTCGGATCTACAGGAACTTTACCAAGACCTACTATCACTGTTAGTAATATTTTTGGAACGCTTACTGCAATTATGTTAGACGTTAATAAAACAACTGTAGGAAACGACTTGAATGGTACAAAATTAGTCAGAATAAGAACTCTTGCTAGATTTTTAGATGCTGTCAATTTTACAGGTAATACAAATCCATTCGGAACTCCAGATCCAACTGCTGAATTTCCTCAAGAAATTTACTTCCTTGATCGAAAAATTACTGAAAATAGAGAAATAGTACAATGGGAAGCTATTTCTGCTTTGGATTTAGTAAATGTCAAGCTACCGAAAAGAATAGCGACTAGAGAGATTTTTCCTGGTATTGGCACGTTTATTGGATGAATTGGAAAGATAATGCGATAGAACATGCACAGCAAGATTCTCCAAATGAAACCTGTGGTTTATTAGCTGTTTATAAAGGTAAAGAAAAATATTTTCCTTGTAAAAATCTTGCTGAAGAAAAAGATGAGTATTTTATTATTGATCCTGATGATTGGGTAAAAACTGAAGATAAGGGTGAGATTATTGCAGTGATTCATAGTCACCCAAATTATCCTCCTTACCCTAGTGATGCTGATCTTGCCAGTTGTGAATATTTAGATTTACCTTTTTATATTGTTACTCCAGAAACACAGCAATGGCATTATTTTGAACCTTCTGGCTATAAAAAAGGGTTAATAGGAAGAGAATGGGTATGGGATATACAGGATTGTTGGAGTCTTGTTACTGATTGGTATAAAGAAAAGAAAAATATAGAGATAAAACATTGGCCTAGACCTAAAAGTCCTCAAGAATTTAGTAAATCTCCATTATTTGAATATGCTTTACCTAAGTTGGGTTTTATAGAAATAGATGATAATGTTGAAACACAAGTAGGTGATGTTTTTGTCATGGACACAGGATTTGGAACGTTAGATCATGCTGCTGTCTATATTGGAGACCAGACTATTTTTCATCATTGTGTGAAAAGACTTAGTTGTAGAGAAACTTATGACCAAAAGTATATAGAATGGACAAAGAAGAGGTATCGCTATGCTCAGTAAAATAAAAGTTTACGGAAGATTAGCTAAGTTCTTAGGAGAACGTACGTTTGATGCTGAAGTTAAAACACCTATTGATAGTTTTAAGTTTTTGTTAGCAAACTTTCCTCATTTAGAACGACACATGATGGAGCAAAGTTATTGTGTCAAAGTTGGTAATTATGAGATTGATGAGACAGAATTATTTAATCCAAAAGGTCAGGAAGAAATCAAAATAGTACCCGTTATTACAGGAGCAAGAGGTTTCTTTAAAGGTATTGGAAGAGTTTTGACGGGAGTAGGAATAGTAGCAGCAGTAGGACTTACTGGTGGTTTTGGTACATTTGCTGCTGGATCAGGATTTTTTGGTGGTGCTGGACTTGGATTCACAGCAACTTCAGCAGGATTAGGTGCTAGTTTGGCAGCAGCAGCAGGAAACTTCGGTATTTATTTGGCATTGTCAGGTGCAGCGCAAATGCTAACACCCGTACCAAAACCTCCTGGAGTTTCAGATGATCCGCAAACTCCAAACTTTTCATTTAATGGAGTGCAAAATACATCAAGAGCAGGAACAGCATTACCTATAATTTATGGAGAGATTTTTGCTGGATCATTGGTTGTATCAGCAGGAGTTGATACAGTACAGATAAAAGGTACGGCATAAATGTTCGCAAATCTCGTTGAATTAACACAGATTGTAATCTCTAAGCTGCCTAAAGAGGTCTTATCTAGTAAACAGTTCGCTACTATTGTTGATGTATTAAGCGAAGGAGAGATAGAAGGTTTCCCTTCAGCAGCAGCATTTACCAAAGGAACAACTAATTACAATACAGCAGCATTAAAAGATGTTTTTTTAGGAAAAACACCTGTATTAAGAGCTAGTGCTGATCCTACAAATACGCAAGAATCAGATTTTAATTTTCAAGATGTAGAATTTGAACCACGTTTCGGAACGTCAAATCAAACATTTATTCCTGGTATAGCAAATATTGAAAGTGAAACTAATGTTGGAGTAAAAGTTGTAAAGGATACTCCCGTTTCTAGGCAAATAACAAATTCAAATATTGATGCAGTTAGAGTAACTTTAAGATTTAACGGATTACAGGAATTTAAAGAAAATGGAGATATTAATGGTGCAGAAGTAAGAGTTCAAATAAGTATTATTCAAAATAATGGAACTACTACTACTCCTATTGATGACACGGTTAAAGGTAAAAGTAATTCAACATATAACAGAGATTATCGTATAGATATAGATTCTAATGTTGTCTTTCCAATTACAGTTCGTGTCACAAGAGTAACTGCTGATGCAACTGATCCCGCAAGAAAAAGAGATGAATTTTCATTCTCATCATTCACAGAAATAGTTGACGAGCAAAGACCTTATCCTGATATAGCTCATGTAGCTTTACGTTTTGATTCTGAACAGTTTCCATCTGTGCCTGCACGAATGTATAAAGTTCGTGGGGTAAAGATAAAAATACCTCATAATGGAACGGTAGATACCACCACAGGAAGAATAACTTATACAGGAACTTTTAATGGAACTCTAACAACTACAAAACATTGGACAAGCGATCCAGCTTGGATTTTATTTGATTTACTTACTAATACTAGATATGGACTGGGGGATCATATAACAGAATCACAATTAGATAAATTTGCTTTTTTTAGTGCCTCTGTCTATTGTTCTGAATTAGTTGATGATGGTGCAGGAGGGCAAGAACCCAGATTTAGTTGTAATACTATTTTGCAAAAGAGAGAAGATGCTTATGCGGTTGTAAATGCCTTAACTTCTGTTATGAGATCTATAACTTTTTGGAGTGCAGGATCTTTAACCTTGTCGCAGGATAGACCTACAGATCCTAGTTATTTGTTTAATTTATCTAATGTAACAGAACAAGGATTTAATTATTCTGGAACGAGTCTAAAGACAAGATCCACTGTAATTTCTGTGTCATATTTTGATATGGAAAATCAAGAATTAGATTTTGAAACAGTTGAAGATACGACAGCTAAGTCAAAATATGGAATTTTACATAAAAAGGTTACTGGTTTTGCGTGTAATTCAAGAGGTCAAGCTGCAAGATTAGGACGATTTATGCTTTTTGAAGAGCAAAATTCAACAGAAACAATTAATTTTACTACTGGTTTATCAGAGGGTGTGGTAGTTAGACCTGGACAAGTCATAGAAGTAAGCGATCCAGTAAGAGCAGGGCTTAGAAGAGGAGGAAGAATAAAGTCAGCGACAACTACCGCTATTACTGTAGATAATACAGAGGATACAGATTTAGATGCTACAAATAGTCCAACATTAAGTGTTATTTTATCTGATGGGTCTGTAGAAACTAGAGATGTCAGTGGAATATCTGGTGCAGTTATTACAGTATCATCTGCTTTTTCGTCAGCCCCAAATGCTAATAGTGTTTGGATTTTACAAAATACAACCCTACAAACTTCTACATGGAGAGTAGTTAATGTATCTGAATCTGAGGATAATTATGCGATTGTTGGAACTTCGTATAACGCAGGAAAATTTGCATTTATTGAAGATGGATCGCCTTTACCTGTAAGAAATGTTTCTATTCTAAATGAATTAAAAGAACCTCCTACAAATTTATCTGCTTCACAGCAATTCTATGTAGAGGATGAAAAAGCAAAAGTAAAAATTATTTTTGATTTTGAAGCAGTTCAAGGAGTAAGTCAATATAGACTTCAATATCGTAGAGATGATGACAACTTTACTTCTGTTGATCTTAATAGAACTGATTTTGAAATATTTGATGCAAGTTCAGGTGTTTATGAGTTTAGAGTTTTTAGTTTAAATGCAGCATTAGAAACTTCAGCAGAGCCAGCAACTTTAATTTTTAATGCCATAGGTAAAACAGCTTTACCTGAAGATGTTCAGAACTTATTTATTGAACCCATATCAGATCAGTTTGTACGACTAAGGTTTGATAAATCAATAGATGTTGATGTAGTTCACGGTGGAAACGTGGTTGTCCGTAGCAGTAATTTAACAAGTGGAGCAACTTTTACTAATGCAGTTGACGTAATTCCTGCCCTTCCAGGAGCCATCAACGAAACAATCGTCCCAAATATTGTTAATGGAACGTATATTTTAAAATTCCGTGATGATGGTGGAAGATTAAGTGCTGGTGAGGCTTCTATTACAATGCTTCAAACC